GCTTGCCCGTCCGAGGTCGGTGTTCTTCTACCTCCCGGACTACATGGGCTTCGACAAGCCGAAGAACTCTGCTTCAGAGGGTTCGCCGGCTCTGTACGAGAAGGTACCTGTCTTCAGGTCAGGTACCTTCCGTGACAGCTGGGGCGAACAGCACACCTGGACGCCGGAAGACATGCAGGCGATGGTTTCCAACTTCGAGAAGATGAGGACCACGACTGTCCCGAACGTCCCCGTACGTGATCAGCACCGCTCGTTGTTCGGCGGCGGTGGAGAGGTGGTCGGTTGGCACACCGGACTGTCATCGGAAGAGCGACAGAGTCCCCACGATCAGGGGACTTACACCTACCTCCTCGCTGACTACGAGATCACCGAGCCTGACGCTGCTGCGAAGATCGAGCGTGGCACATGGCGCAATCGTTCGGCCGAAGTCGGCCGGTACACCACAAACGCCGATGCTGAGATCTGGCCGGCGTACATGGGGTTCGCTTACGTGGACCTCCCTGCGGTCGAGGGACTGAATCACTCAAGTCCTGATGATCGCAAGATGTTCGTGTTCATGGCCGAGAGAGGAACCCTCGTGACCCAGCCGACACCGCAGCCAGCGCCGGACCCGCAGGCTCCGGCTCCCACGCCCCAGCCGACCCCGACGCCTGCGCCGACTGGTCCGCCGAGCCCGCAGCCGACTCCGAGCCCCGAGGCTCCCGTCGTGCCCCACGCGGCTCCGGCTTCTCAGACCCAGGCGTTCACGATCAACGGCCAGACCGTGACGGACCCGATTGCGGTCCAGCGGCATATCACGGCCTACGAGACGGCCCAGCGCGAGGCGCGCGAGGCCAACCGCAAGAACTTCGTCGCGAGCCTTGCCAGCTCGAACAAGATCACTGCTCCCCAGATCCCCGACACCGAAGCCTTCGCGCTGTCGCTGGATGACCAGCAGTACGAGAAGTGGGTCAAGACCTGGGGTCTGGCACCCGCCTCCACTCTGCTCCAGCCGCACGGCGCCGAGCCGACCGGTGCGACGCACGGTCCTGCTGCGACCGAGCCGACCGATCTGGACACCGCGAAGGACATCATCAAGATGCACCGTCGCGCCAACCAGAGCGCGGAGTTCATCAAGGGCACCGCGTCGTACAAGAAGCTCGCCGCCGCCGGCCAGGCGCCGGAACTCTGACGGGAGAGAACACATGCCAGCCTTCGTCAAGGGGGGCGCGGCCAGGACTCCGTTCGGCAAGAACGAGTTCCTCCGCTCGACCCGCGACCTGAAGTTCGAGTCCTACACCTGCTCGGCGGCCGCAGTTGCGGCGGAGACGATCGATGGCTTCAGCCAGAAGATCCTCCAGACCGGCGAGGTCATGGCCAAGATCACGTCCACCGCCGAGGCGGGCAAGGTCGGACCGTACGACTCGAACGCCGCCGTCACTGATGGTCGCAACACGGCAACGAACATCGTCGGCATCAACAACACCTTCCTGCCGTGGCAGCTGCTCGAACACGACACCGACATCTCGGTCCTCTATGAGGGCACGTGCGTCAAGGCGTGGCTCTTCGAGCGCAACAACGGCGTGCGTCAGGCTCTCGCAGCTGCCGCCGCCATCACCGCCCTCGGTGCCGGATCGGCGCCACTCGACGTCAACATCATCCTGAAGTAGGGAGGGATCTCAAATGCCGCCGCTTCTCGCACAGGACCGCCTCGTTCGCAAGGAGGTCATGCTCGGGATCGTTCGGGAGATCGTCCCTCCCACTCAGCACATCGGCTTGACGCTGGTGCCCTGGCTGGAGGTCGAGTCTGACGACGTCATCTTCGACTACGCGAAGGGTCTAACCGATGGTCTGGCGCCGGCGCGTGCGGAGGATGCCGAGTCCGAACTGGCCCAGAAGGACGACACCTACGTCGGCCAGGGCCGTGCCGCGCTGATCGACTGGGCGCTCAAGGACAGGTACAGTGCCTCTGACGTGACCCGCTACCGTGAGTTCCTGCGGATGGCGGAACAGGTCAGGGACACGAACGCCTTCCCACTGACCATCACGCGGATGCTGGAGGACTTCCCGGCCAAGCTCGCGCGTGACACGACCCGGCGTCGGCGCAAGCTCGACAACCGGATCGAGTGGCTCATCATGACCGCCTTGCAGACGGGTGGCCTGAGCTACAACGACAACAAGATCAAGTTCACGATCGACTACGGTCGGCCGGCGAACCAGTCCTCGACGGGTGCGGACACCAACTCGGCGCTCGCTGCCGGCATCGGTGCTCCGACTGGTGCTCCGGCGCTCTGGTCGGCGACGACCTCGGACCCGATCAAGAACATCCAGGGTGTCCAGCAGTACATGTACGACACCTACGGCGTTCGGATCACTCGGGCGCTGGCTTCGCGACGCATCCTGAACTCGATCCTCAACTCGGATCGGTTCGCGGCGCGCTCGGGTCTCGTCGGCTCGTCTGGCGGTACGACGGTGGACCCCAAGTACCTGATCGACGGCTGGGGTCCGGTCGCGGCGCAGCAGGTCGTGGAGGCGCAGACGGGCCTGACCTTCATCGAGTACGACGCGGTCTACCGTACTCGTCCGATCGGCTCGAACACCGTCACCAACAACCGCTTCACCCTCGACAACACCCTGATCTTCCTGCCCGACGAGGGTGACGTGGCCGAGTTCGACGACACCGAGATCGGTTTCGCGCGGACCCTGACCTCGCCGCACCCCGAGGGCAACTGGCAGCCGGGGTTCTACGAGTGGGAGCGTGAGACGGTCGATCCCTGGGGCTACGACACCGGAACGGGCGTCAAGGCGTTCCCGGTGTTCGGTCACATGGAGCTGACCGTCGTCATGCAGGTCCTCTGATCGGAGACAGCAGATGGCAGCGGAGACCGGAGCGATGAGGCAGTCGAGGCGTAGCCTTGGTCTGGGCCGTGGCTCTTCTGAGCAGGTGCTCGACGGTGACCGTACCGTCGTGATGAAGACGACGGGCAAGATCGCTGCCCGTCCCAAGCGCGGCAGCGGCATGGGTCGGAGGGCCGCGATGGCTCTCCCGACGCCCAGTGGTGGCCTGGCTCCTGTCAGGTCCCGAGGACGTGTGTCGGTGCCGAAGAACACGGGTACCTCGGCCTGATCAGGTGCGCGGGGCTGGACCGGTCGTGGAGAACGGTCCAGCCCCGTCCTCAAAGGAGAGAAGAGAGATGCCGGAAACCAACACCGCGGACCCTGCCGTCATCGAAGAGGGCGGGGAGGGCGCGGTCTACACCAAGTCCACCCAGCAGATGTACCTCGAAGAGCGCGAGCTGGACAACAAGATCGCCAACGGTGAGGTCGAGCCCGAGGAAGTCGAGCCGGACCTCGGTCGCGACTTCAGCGGCGGTGCCTCGGAGGAGGAGCTGGAGGCATACGTCGGAGTCGATCCGGTGTATCGCAACCACGCCTCCGAGCGAGACGTCCCCCGCATGGCCGACGAGGACAGCGCCGAGGGTCAGGCCGAGAACCGCTTCATGGCGGGCTCGGACATGATTGTTTCGGGTCTCCCGCAGGAGTACCTCGATGCTCGCGAGGAGCGCGAGGCAGAGGTCGCCGAGCACAACGAGAAGGCTGCTCGTGGCGGGGTCGTCAGTCACGTCGAGAATGCGCCGGTCACGGCGGTCACGGCTCGTGAGTCGGACGCCGGCGAGGGCCTGTCGCAGTCCGAGGGCTCGGGCACCTCCTCGGGCACCAAGAACAAAGCGAAGGCCAGCACGACCGAAGCGCAGAGCTGAGGAGTCGGGCGGGATGGTTTCGACGTACTCGACTGTCAACGATCTTCTGCTTGGTGACGTTCCCCTGCCGGGGTATCTCAACGCGCAGAAGTTCGTTGACGATGCTGCCAACGAGATCGACAGCTACATCGGGTACACGTACGAGACGCCCATCGACATGGACGACCCTGGTACAGTCGCCCGTCCCGCCCGGCTTACTCTGAACCGAATCGCAGCACACCTTTCCAGCGGTCGCATCATGCTCGCGATTGCTGCTGGTACGCAGGATGATCGTCTCAATGCCTACGGCGCGAAGTTGGTCGAAGAAGCCATCGCTACCTTGAAGTTGATGGCTGAGGGAGAAATCCCGATTGAGGGAGGAATTCCAGTCGGAGGCACGGGCACAGTAGCTCCGACTGGTCCGAGTATCCTCAACATCGATCAGTTCTCAGCTGTCGAGACCTTCTACAGTGCGTTGACGTTCCCAGCAACCTTCGGAGATGCTGAACGTGTTCCCGGCGGGTGACGGTACGTACTTCAGAGGGCTGATTCCTGCTGGTCAGGATTCCAGCTACAAGAGGGCGTTCTACAAGCCACAAGTCGTCGTGCAGTACCCATTCAACTTGTCGGTCGGTCCGACACCACCAGAAGATCCAGAAGTCGGCGATGTCTGGATCGACACGAGCTGAGGAGAACCATGGCTGACCTGATCGGAGGTGACCGTCCCCTCCGTGGCTGCGAGGTCTGCGGAGGCGTGGACGATCACCCGCGCGAAGTGACTCTTCTTCCCCCGAACGATCCTCGGGCTGTCATCAGCTCCGAGGTCATGGACAAGCTGCTGAAGAATGGAATCAGCGGGGCGATGCTCCAGGAGCTGCTGGACCCGAGCAGTGTCGTTCGGCATCTCGACTGCTGCGCTCACGCGGGTTGTCCGACAGGCAAGTGCAACCAGCTCGTCGAGGACTGGAACGGCAAGGTTGGCAAGGGCATGCTCACGCACCTTGAGAGCAAAGGGGTGAAGGGCTGATGGCCAACCTCGTTGCTGTCCACGGCGCGCAGCTGGTGGATGCGTCCACGGACCAGGCTGGTGCCTCTGTTCGCGTGAGTACTGGACCGATCAAGTGCCGTCTGATGACGGCGAACGGATCGGCCACTGCCGCTGGAACCGAGGTCGCCACCGGTGGTGGTTACACCTCAGGTACCGGTGCTCCGACTGCGACCTTCGGTGCGGCGAACACGACGACTGCCACAGCAGCGACGTCTGGCGCGATCAACGTCACGAACTACCCACGCGCCGAGACCGTCGTCGGTGTCGAGCTGTGGGACTCGGCTGGTACGCCGGCTCGGAAGTGGTTCGGTGCACTCGCGTCGAGCAAGACGATGGCGTCTGGTGACACGTTTAGCATCGCGGCGGGTGCGCTGACGGTCCAGGACCTCTGACCTTCTCGCAC